AAAAGTGTTGAGCGATAGCGTCAGCATTCATTGCAGAATATAAAGCTTTGTGATAACTCTTAGCATCATCAATTACACCGTCGTTATTAACAAACTTGTTAATGAAGTTGTTGATGTCACTTTGAGTAGACTTTACATCATCTGCGTTTTTAACGTTAAACCTGTATTTTTTATCTCCGACGTTATATTCAAAACCTTTGAACTTATCGTTAAAGACTTGGTTAGTCTTTTTGTCAAATACAGACTTTTGTTTTTCAGCTAACTGTTTATTCGTCTCTGACTCTTTGTTATATCTATTAAAGAAGTCCATAGCTTTCTGCGCTTCAGGCGTCAATCTACTTCCTGCTTTAATTTCATTGTAATATTTAGACTTTTGCCCGTCTAAGTAGGCTTTCGCGCTGGCAACTTGCTCTTTAAGCGCTAGTTTTTTTCTTCTAACCTCTCTTTCGTCATCTAACTCTTCATCGTAGCTAAATGAATCCTCTATTAAGAAGTCTATTTCTTCCGCATTTAAGTGCGGTTTAGTTCTTTTATAATACTCAAGTAAAGCCGTTTGATTATCAATATCGCTGTAATCTTTATTAAGCTCTACATAGTCTTCTAAAGTACCACCAGTCTCATTCATGAAGTCTAATAACTTCTGAACGTTTTCAGGTAAAGGTTCACCAGTTTCTTCAGCCTTTGCAATAGCTTCTTCAACTTGTTCAGCTACTTCTTCAACCTCTTCGTCAGTTACCTCTTCTAGTACTGGTAGTTCTGTTTCTTGTACTTCTGCTTCCGACTGTACCTCTTCTTGTTCTTCTGTGGATCCGGAGTCTTCATTGCTTCCCACCACTCCTGCTGTGTCAGTTGTGTCTGCTTCAGTTTCTGTTGGTTCTTCATTAACTATTGGTTTGTTTAAATCAACCTTGTACACTGAATCATCTCCAGCGGACTCAAACTTAGATTCATCGATCTGAGGTTGAGTGGTTTCTTGTGTAGTTTCTTCAACTACTTCTTTGTTTTCTTCCATAATATAAAATAAAAATTAGTAATTATCTAGGGTTGAAATCTTCAAGTCCTATACCACCACCAAGTATATCATTACCTGATGATTCAAAGTTTTTAGGTGGATTACCTGATTTTCTTTGTTCTATTAGTTCACTTTGCTGAGATGCTTGTATTCTAGTTCTCTCATCTTTACGATCTTCTTTCATTTTTTCTTTACCATCAACTTGCTCCTGCTCCATGCTCTTTAACTGTTGATTCATTTGAAACTCCAATGTCATCAATTCTTTCTTACCTTCTATCTCTTGCTTTAACCTTTGAGTTTCAAGTTGAGCTTTTATTTGCTCTAACTGTGCTTGACCTTGCATCTTAGCTTGATCTTTTTGCATTTCAGCTTGAGCAGCAACTTGTTGAGCCTGAGCATTTGCCTGAGCTTGAGCCTGTATATTTTGCTGTTGTACCAACTGATCTCTCTCTTGCTTCTTCTTACGTCTTATCTTTAGTACTTGATTAGCTAGTTTTATATTTTTAATATCTCTAACATCAATAGCATCCTCTAAGTCTATACCTCCTTGAGCTAAAGCTTGCTGTATGTTATTCTCTAGCATTTGCTTTTCCTCTTCGTCTGGAGCTAAGTCTATAAATATACCAAAGTCATATAAATGTAAGCTACTCATTTCCTCTAGTGTAGCTACGTTATGAGCACCTAAAGCATGTATGAAAGCTTCTTTTGTTGGTGAATATTCTACAATATCAGATATTCTGAGTGATAATTGCTCTGCTACATCTGCTGTTAAAAATAAACCAGATTGTAATATATGTCTTGTAGCAGTATTACTATTAGCTGCTGCTAACTTCTGAACACCAACTAAAGCATTTTTATCTGGAGTAGTACCATCTCTAGCTTCATTTAAACCGGTGACATCACGTATCATTTGTAAGTAGTAGTTGTATGTACCAATTAAACTTTGCATTTTCTGACCACCTGATCCACTTGATATTTCTTGAATAGGTACTTTACCTGGATTCATATCACCAGTTTCAGTAAACGATCTACCAATAACAGAACCTGTTTGGAAGAACATGTTTAAAGCTTCTTGTGGATTATAGTTTGTTCCATTACCTAAATCTATTTCAGCTAATCCATCAGCGTCTAAATAAACACCATCAGGTACCATGCGAGATAATACTTGTTGTAACTTTAAATGAGTTAACTGTATCATATCAGCAAAACCTGTTATACGTTTTACTAATGACTCAATACGACCATTATAAATTCTAGGTGCTACAATACTGTAATTCATTTTAACTTTAGTAAAATCACTCTTAGGTCTTAGCATGTTTTGTGCTACTTCCCACTTAAGCATTTTATCAGTACCTAAAATTAAAGCTCCTTCATACAAGCACTCTATTTGTCTCTGCAGTTTAGTGAAGTTACCATCTAAATCTTTTGGAGGATTAAATGTATCATCTTTCTCAATGGCCTTCTGAGCGCCTGAACCAACCTCTTTAATCTTGTAGGTCTCGTTTTTATGCGTCTTCCAGTTGAAGTATAAGACTTGAACCTGGTTGTTATCATAATCTCTTTGTGTATTATAATTACCTTTATCGTAATTGTTAGTCTCAGATATTTCTTTTATCTCCTCCTCAGTTAAATGTGGAAACTGAACTACTAACTCATTGATAGGTACATGTTTAACTTCACCTACATAATATACGTCTTCAAAGTATGGAGATTCAGTCTTAGAATAAACTAAGTTTGCAGGATCAACATAATCAACAATAACGCCTTGAGAAGTATTGAAACTAGTTTTTACAGCACCAATACCTAACACCGTTAAGTCATAGAAAAATCTACGTTTAATAAGCTCGTAATTACTACCTTCAAGTAGTACATTAATAGCTTGTTCTTCAGCTAGTTCTACAGCCTGCTTATAAGTCATCTGCATATGCAGTTTTAACTCCTCTTCGTTTTCAGGCATATCTGGCATATCATTCTCTGTTAGATCAACGCCAGTTGATTGCTTTATTAAATCAGTGTATTCTTTTGATCTTAAATCTCTAAGTATACTTTCCATATACTCAGTACGCATTTCCACTCCGTAAGGATCTTGTGAGTACGCTTTAATATCGTAATTTCTTTGAGCTAAACCATTAACTACAATATCAACAAACTTAGGTATAATAGGTACAGGCTTCCAGTCTAGATTTAAGTAACTTAAGTCACCATTTATAGATAACTCATCTTTATACTTTTGTATTGATTGCTCACCTCTAGCATATAACCTAAGATTGTGAAAATCATTTTTAGTATTTATATGTCTACCAGCTCTTGATCCTCTATCACTAGAGAACCATTCTTGCTCAATAGCTCTTGCTACTTTTAAACCATACTCGTTAGTCATTTTCTCAATATCACTAACTGCTTGACTTGGGAAAAAACTTTTTACAACTGACTCAGCCATAATTACCTTTTAATTATTTTAGATGAAAAACCATCTTGATTATACCTACTTATATTTACATTTAACTGTGCTTTGTGAGCAGGTGCTTTTGGTGAATATAAATGTCTATTACAACCCATTATAGCTAACCCTGAACTTATAGCAGCATCAAACTTTGTTCTTTTAGTTATATCAAACTTCGCCCAGTCGTTAAGTGTTTCGTTAAAGTACATTGAACCGTAATTACCCTCACCTAAATGACCGATATGATCGTTGATATACATTTCAATTGCTGCAGCATGAGCTTGTTTAATATCCTCACTAGAGTTTGGTATACCACCAACTTCTTTCTCTGCTGTAGACAATTTATTCCAGATTTTATCAGGTCTATTCATACTAAACCCTCTATAACCTCTTCGTTTAAAATAATATAAAAGTCTTGGTTTGTTGTTTTCCGCTAATAATGGCATACCGTAAAATACGCACGCCATAAGCACATCTTCAAAAAATATTTCAGCGGTTTGAGGTCTAGCAATATATTCTAAAAAGAATGTATTTGCTGGGGAATCTTCCATACTGAATTTAGTTAAACCATGAAGAGCACCGTTTGATCCACGACCATCAACTGTACCGCTAATATCATAACTGTCACAGCCAAAAGCTCCCATATGTTCATTTCCAGGATATTTAACCCCATTTTTAACTATCACTCTATTTTGAAGATTTTGAGGCGGTACCCAACTAATTTTAAACCTACCAGTTGGATCTGGATTAAAAACTACGCTAGTATCCTTAACTCCACCGACCCATTGAAAACTACCAGTAGTTGTCACCGCTGAGTTTCTAATACCTTCATTATAATCTATTTGCTCGTATATCTTAACGAGATTAAATAGACTATTTTTAGTTTCATCTCTAAAAGCGTGCTCCTCTGTTCTAGGAAATTGACGATAAAATTCGTTTAAAGCATCTTGATCCTCCTTTAAACCTTCGACTTCGTTATCCCAATGATCGATTACACCAATATCAATTAGTTCACCGTCTGGTCCATAAACGTCTCGTTTTGGAGTACTGAATACTGGCCGTCCAAACTCATCAATAAATCCTTCAAAGTTCCATTCCATTGGGATAAACAAAGAATATAAACCAGATCGTGTTTGACCATTTTTGTTACGTTTTGTGACATCACTGTCGTTATACAATTTTTTAAAGTTATCACCACCCTTGTCTAAAGCGTTAGATGTTGACCCCATCATACATTTACCTATAATTCTACTACCTAATCTCAAACAAGTTTTTGTTACTCGCCAGTTGTTAAGTATATTATCAGGTCTTTCCCACTTACCACTTTCATCGTGTACTAATAAAGCTAGCTTTTCACCATCATAACTGTTATCACCAGTATTCTTCCAGTCAATAGTAGTATCAAGACCTTTTATATCCTCTAACTTCTCGTTAGTATCAAGTTTTTTACGTGTAAATTTACTAGCAGGTACACGATACGCAAGTTCAGACTTAGGTCTATCCATACCGTCTTGTATAGGTTTGAAGAAGAAAGGGTAGTTAATAGATATTGGTACTACTTTGTCTGTAAACATTTTCTTAGCATCAGCACCACTCTTTGATAGTATACCATATCTTGAATCGCTAGATATTGTGGCTTGATTTACGGTTTCAGCTGAACTCATGAATGAAAAACCAGAACGTCTGTTTTTAAGATAACACATGCCATAGCATCGTTTATCTATTTTACATGCTTCCCAAAATATAAAGAATAATCTGTTTGCCTCACGAAAATCTGGAGCACCTACATCAATCTTACTCCATTGTAAATACATGTAGTGACTACCAGTCATATAGGTAGGTGTACCATTGTTGTTAAACCAAAAACCTTCTTCTCTACGTTTGAACTCTTCATCTATATAATCAAACCATTGAGATTTTTGCTCATCAGGATATGCTCTCCAGTCAAATATAGTTTTTACCTTTTTAAGTATGTCAGGTTTAGATATTTGCTTCCACTTCTTACTATCATTGGTGTAAACGTTTTTAGGTGGCTTTGGCAAAGCTATTTTTAAACCTTGTATATCATATATCTCACCTATTTGACCTGTACTACTAAGAACAACTATGTCATGGTCGGGATCGTAACCCCGTTTCCACTTCTTACCCTTATTAAGTCTCTTAATAGTGGTAATCTTTATAGGCTCTATTATTTTATATAACGTCTGTTCGTACATTATTTAGATCTACCTTCAGCAAAACCTTTAAAAACTCTTTCTTCTTTCTTATCTTCAGTCTTACCGTCTAACAAAGCTTGCTCTTCTTGTATTCTATTAAGTATTTCAAAAGCATCAAAGATAGCTAATTTTTTCGTAGCAGCAGCATTTTTAAGTCTATCAGCTGTAATATCTTCACCGCTGTCAACTATAGCTTCTTTAGCTACTTTAATTAACTCTTCAACAGCTCTATGTCCAGCTTGGATTATACTCTTCTTCGTCTCCTTGATATTCATACTTAATAGTTATAAAGTGATTCATGACTCTATATAGTCTTTGACCGTCAATTACAAACTCATACTTACTGTTTGGTCTGACACCAACTAAGTCTTGCTTATCAAAAGAACCATCAGAGTACTTTATAACGCCCATAAGTGGTCTCTCTTGATCTGTATCGTACTTATCTATAGATTTTATTGGCATAACAAAAGAAAAGCCACTAGGAGCTCTCCAATCGCTTTCATTGTTTTTGTATAAAAATATTTGATCTTGAAAAACTATATAAGTGTCTTCGTTAAAATAAGATTTACTATTTCTTTCTACACCTTTAACATCGTGCCACCTTCTAAATACGTTATGGTGAACTACAATTGTATCACCAGGCTTTATACCTAAATCATCACCAATTATCGGGCAAGATACAACCTCAGCTTCCCTGTTGACAAACTGATGGTTATATATCTCTGTATTAACTATAAGATCTTTACCACCTATTTTTTTAGTGTTATTATACCTACCACCTTTAGGTTTTATGACAAAGCCATATATACTTTTCATTAGTACTCTAAATTATACTCAACTGATATTGCCATGTTCTTGTTGAAATCTTTCCAAGGTAATATATCTTTGTTTTTCTTAATATATATACTATACTTTTCGTCTTCTTCCATAATAGTACAAATGGTATGACCACCATAAACTTCTTGACCTACAGAGTAGTGCATAGCGTCTATTTTGTAATCTTTTCCAATTGTAATCTTACGAATTAGTTTCGTTTGATTCATTTGAATTATAATTTATTGTACCATCTTCTAAGCTTATGTCATGAGTACCATACTTTTCTTCAAGCTCTTTTTGAGCTGACATCATATAGTTTTTCATTTCAAAGATGTCATGAAGCATATTATGCTTTTGTGACTCAATGATACCGATTTGTTTTTGTGCTTGATTAATACCTTTAACTAAAGATTGAAGCTTGTTTAATTCTTGAGTTTCAATCTTCTTAGCCTTAGGTTTAAGGTCAACGATCTTGTCCTTTTTAGGTGTCTTTCTTTTTGCCATAATAAATTAAATTAAATTCTTAAAAGTATAATCACTTGCTAATTAAGATACCTTAACCGTACCTCTATCGTTCCAAAGTTTACCCGTAGATCTAGGATCAGAAGTAGGTAAGCTAGCAATACTATTAGAATCTAAAGTAACAGCATCATCACTACTATTCTGAACAGACTTCACTAGTATATGCATAAAAGCTCTAAGCTTATCAGCTGTTATACTTTTATTACCGTCTTGAAAAAGATCTTCCACCATATCTAACAGTTCTGCTCTTTCTCTTTTTTCGTCTGCAGCTACAGTTACTTTAGTGTCTGTATTAGTAGAAACTAAACCTTTATATCTAGTCTTTCTTGACGAATCTTTGTAATCTCCTTTTGCCATTTTATTTATTTATTTGTTATATAAAATCACTACTAAAATCATCCGACCAACTAGAGGTAGATGAGTGTCTTGATTTTGTTGCTTTATAATTCTTTTTTATCTCACCTAAACTTAAAGCTCTGTTGTACCACTTAACTTCATCTACAACCCCTCTACCCCTTTTACTACCACTATTATCGTGGTTAGTACCAACCATTAGAGGATAAGCCTCAGCTGTCGCACTAACATCACCAGTTACAGCAGTAGATTCTCTAAGTGTTTCATTGGTGTAAAGTATTAAGTTGCTACCATTGTAAGTCACAGTAACATAATGCCAGACAGGGCTACTTGGTGAAGCTGCAGCTATAGAAAAGTCAGATTGAAATTGACCGTCCCCAGTATTTAAGTGCGCATATATTTTATTGTCATATGAGGATATACCAAGCCCATTGTCAACACCAGCTCCATGCCCAGTCCCCTTGGTTACCAACCAAAACCAGTCACTTGAATCAACATCTTCAGCATGTCTATACCAAAACGCACAAGTGAATGCAGTATCCATATCACCTAAAGAACTATCATCATCCACCTTTACGTAGCTATCTCCATCAAAGTTCAAACCTTTCTGTCTAACCTTATTCATAGGTAAACCGAAAGTATCCTTCTTAAAGTAAGGAACTTCTTGAAGTTGTATTACATCTGCTGCTACAGCATTTTGAACATCACCATCGTTTTCATAAGGAGATAAATCAGTCCAATCATCTAAACCATTATTTCTCCAGTAACCCTTTAGATCTACTTCTTTTACTGATACATTGTCTATTGAGAATTTAGAAGGGTTATAAGAGTACAAATGTATATGAAAAGGATCGCTCCCTTGAGCTGTAACCCTATATTTATATGTTCCGTTACCTTGAACATTTGGAATTGTTGTAGAAGTTCCAATTAAGTGAAAGCGACCGTAAGCAAACTGAAAGGATCCTTGAGTATAGTCACTAATTTCAAAGCTTATGTCGTACATTTTTCCAGCTGTTACCCCATCTAACAATTGTGTTATTTTTACATTGCCGTCGCTATCCACAGAAGCTTTACCACCACTAACAGCCCATCCAGCACTAATATTCCATTTTAAAGGATCATCAAATCCTGGATCGTCAAACTCTTCATCACCTAAGAAACCACTATGATCTCTACAGTCTAAAGCCATACCAGCGTTGAATATCTCTTGAGCTTCAGTTGCAGTTAGCTCTTTATCCCATACAGATACTTCATCTATAAAACCGTCGAAACAATCGTTAGCGGCATCAGCTCTAGCACCTATAGTTAACTCATCACCAGCATCAGATTCTCTAGCACCTGTTGGTGGTGTGCCCGTAGCAACCGTAACGCTAACACCATTGATATATATTACAGGGCTATTACTAACGCTTGAATTGTCGTAAGTAACTACTATATGATTTATTTTATTTAGCAGAACAGCATCGGTAGGAGCTGTCCAAATACCGTCATTACCATCAAAAACATAAAAGAACTCTATAGTGGTGTCACCTCCACCATCATCCTTGGTTCTTATCCTAGCTTTTTCTTTACTCAGCATAGTACCAGCACTGCCCTCACCATCTGTTTCAGCGTAGAACCAAGCTGACCAAGAACCACCACCATCAAATATATTATTAATAGATGAATCACTGCCACAGTCAACTAAATTATCGCCCCCATCGAATAGCATCTTCTTAGAATAAGACGACATAGCATATTGTGGGATATATGGTTGAGCTGTTACCCAGTCACCAACTTCATGAAGAATTTGAACGTAAGAATCAGATAGGGATATTTCTTGCAACTTCAACGTTGTTATTGTAGTTGTTCCAGCAGTTTTGTTTTTTAAGTAAACTTGTGTACCCTTTGCTTCAAAAGTTATGGTGTCACTAAAACTACCTGTACTTGAACCACTATCCCAGTATATCTCACTACCACCACTAGGGTTTGCAAATTGAAGACCATTAGAATCAGTTGTACCTGTTATGGTTAATTTATAAATACGGTCCTCAGTAGTAGTAGAAGCAAGATAAATACCAGTTGAACTACCTGTAGTCTTAAAAGTAGTACTATTAATTTTATCAGAATTAGATAGCTCAATCCAATTATCAAGGTCATACCCACTGAGTAAATCCTCTCTTAAAACTGGAGCTGCGTTATACAATCTATCTCCAGCACCTTCGTTTAATCTATATAAAGCTGTACAGTTTGTTGTTTCAATACTACTGTTAGAATTATCAAATACATCTTTATCAGGGTTATTGTAGTCATAAGTAACGTCTGAAGCTGTCCAAGCTTTGTCGTATATTTGGAAGTCTGCTAGTTCACCGTAAAAGTGATCACCAACGTTATCACCTTGTGCGCCAATACTTATACCAGTGCTATGTATGGTAAAATTACTATCATTTGTCTTGCTGAAAACAAACTCCCCATTAAGATACACTTTGCAGGTCAAACCATCAACTACTACTGCAACTCTATACCAAGTGTGACTAGCCAACGCAGGTAGAGTTCCAGATGTTACGGAACTGGTCCAACCAGAATCTCCCCAACCTAAATCTAATTTGGCTTGTTTAGTACCGAGATAGAAGAGTGCGGTGTTATCAACAGTCCACGCTCCAAATATGTAATCACCTGGCGCAACATCGTCAGGGTTAACCCATGTAGCAAAAGTTGCTTTAGTATCAGCATCTATGGTTTTAGACGCCCAATAATTTATATCTATGTAGTTATTAGTCTGGTCAAAGTGAAGACACTTCCCAGAGTATAACACACTGTTGTTCGTGTTAGGAGAAAAGTCTTTAACAGAGTTTGTTATTTCTCTAACCGAAATATTACTAATAGCACCTTTGAAGGTGCTAGGTCCTCCCGCTACAGGTTCTATATCTAAGAACGTTTCTGTCCCAGTGTTTATAATAATTTCTGAGTAATCACCTAGTGCGCTTCTTGCAGTACCTTGATTAGCAACAGCATCACCTAAATCAATTCTAACACTACCACTAGTGTAGTCTACAATGCTATAATTAACTTGGTATTTTTTATTAGCCTGTACAACGTTCTCTTGACGGCACTGGTTAGTGTCTCCAGTTCCTTCTGTGTGAGAGAGTTTACCCTCTTCAACAACCCAAGTTCTAGCAGCCCCTACATTATCTCCCCAATTATCATTAGGATCGGTTTGTCTTACAGAGACATTATCTATTGAACCTACAAACGTACTATTCGCAGTAATAATAATATCCGTAGCAGCTCCACTACCCACTACATATTCAGTATATACACCCACTGAAGTGTAGTACGAACTAACTGAACCACCATTCAACCTCATACCACAACCACCCGCCGTTATAGATGTAATCTCAAAAGATATACGCCAAGTTTTAGTATTGCCAGTAGTAAAAGTTTGTAGTAGTTCAAAACCTGATCCTGACGCTGTTCTATTAGCAGTTCCACCACTAATAGTCCAAGTACCTTCTTTAGTCCAGTCTGAATCAGCAGCAAAACCTCCATTAACAACTAACTCTGATCCAAGACTAAAATCACCATTAACTACCTCCTCCTCACCTAAAGGAGCTTGAGTCTCGTCGGCTTTATACCAGGCTTGTAGACCATTCTTAACTAGCCTTCTAATCTTTCCGCTCTTGCTAGAGCCCGATCCTACACCTAGCATATTAGTATCCTATATAAGCGATTACCTTCCCGCTATCAAGTGTGATACTTGTCCACCTTCCATATATAGTAACACCCTCAGGGAATGTTTCACTATCGGTGAAATCACTCGCAGCACTAATACCAGTTTGAGCTGTATCAGAGTTAACATACATAGTTTTATCCTCAGCTATAAGCCCAGCATTATCAAACACTGTATCTTCTAAAAATGTTATAGCGCAGAATACTGCTTTCTCCATACCAGCCTCACCATTGCTAGTTACAGCGGTCTCACCTGTTATAAGTACGCTACCCATTTGCCCAAAGCTGTAAGCTACTTCCGTTGAATTTGCTCCCATAATTTTATTTATTATTTTGTTTTGAACTTCCACCGAAGAAGAAGTCTACTATTGTATTTACTTTAGCACTCATAGCACCAAATGTGGTCGAAATGAATCCTATCTCATAATCACCTAATACAACGTCTTTTAAAACGAAGTATCTAAACATTACGTACGTTAAGCCAAAGTATGCTAGCGTAAATAATGTTGCTAATATTTTTTGAATTAGAGCATCGTCTTTATACATATTTCTAGCTGACTTACGATCTTCTACTTCTTGAGCAAAAGCTTCACGCTCAGCTTCGAGCATTACTTTTTTGATCTCTAACTTTACTTTTTCTCTTTCTTCGTCTGTGGTTATTACCTCATCTAGTATACCTTCAGCATTATCCAGTACTTTACTAAATAAACCACCTAACATTTTATTTAACATTTTTCTCTGCTTTTACGGCTTTCTTCTCCCAAGGAAAAGAATTAGAACCTTCTTCGCTCCATTTGCCATTATATTTAATTTTACCATCACGTCTAGGATACGTTGTACCATTGTAACGAACGTAATCATCTGTGTAAGATAAAGATCCATTAGACATGTCTCTTAGATGTTGTGATTCATGTGCAACAACTTTCTTCTCAAGCGCGCTACCTTTAGGTACTGATTTATCTACGTAAATACTACCATCCATATTAGCTTCACCTAGAATTCCATCTCCTAAGTTTTTCCTAACAATAGGTGTATTACTTGAATTACGTATTTGTCTTTTCTCAGAACCTAGTTTAAATCCCATTACCTTTCAGAGTCTTTAATCATATCATCTACAGCTTTGTTGTATACTTTATCTGTATATGATTTGTTTTTAAAAAATACACTTCGCTCGTGTGTTGGAATATCCTCCTCACCTAATAATATTCTATATATTCTGCTTATGAGCTGGCTGCATTTAAAAGAGGTTTTGAAGACGCTGTACTTAATCGTAGTTCGATTTCGATGACGCCAGACCTCAATCCAGCCTTCTTTTCTTAGTTTCTCCCAGCGGTGTTTATCCCAGCTAAGTGTATACTCTCCAGCTTCAAATTCAGCTCGAGTAAATCTTTTTTTACAGTCTAGATATATTAATAACTCTAGATCTGCATCAGTTAACCCGTAAGTCTTACAAGCCCATTTTCTAGTGAGCCTGTAATACTTAAGGATTTGTAATTCACGTAAATCGTGAGAGGTTAATCGCATTTATTAATAACCAGATTCTGGAGCAAACTCAATAGTTGTTATTCCAGCAGCGTTGTTTGCATCAAGAGTAACAACGTTTCCATCATGTCCATCAATAACTTTAATTATTCTACCGTCTCTAGGATAAGCGTTACAAGCATCATTCATCATTTTAGCTAGTGCGTCAAATCCATCAGCAGCATGCTCAATAGTAATAACATCATCAGTAGAATCTCCTTTTAAAGAAGCAAATGTTAAAGATGAAGTATTAGTATCTGTTGCTACAATACCCTTTAATGCACTTACTGGGTACATAAAAGCTGTTTCTAAACCTGTCTGCCAATATGCTGTAACAATATCACCAGTATCTAATGTATAACCACCAGATGTTCCGTGACCATCAATAGTTAAAACACCATTTTCATAAGCTTGATCAGCGGGATTAATCCAATGAGTAGTTCCAGTAGCTATTGCTAAAGCATCAGTAGTGTAAGCTACTGTAGGTAGTATAGCTGAAGGAGTAAATAAAATAGTTGCATGTCCAGTTCCACCACCATCTAGTGATTTAATAGAGATTGCTGCTATTTCATTTTCGTTATCATTATTAGTTATAACACCTATATCTGCAGCTGAAAAAGCTGGACAAGTTTGTGTAGCCGATCCCAATGTCACAGACGCAGAGACTGGTCTATTTTTTCTAAAATATAAATAATTCTCCATGTCTTAATGTGTTGTTATAGTTATAGCAGTAATTTCACTTAAACCTGTAGAACTAATAGCTCCTTCATTTGAAGGTAAATTAGTGTTTAAGTCTTTTACTACTGTAAAGTTATTAGTATTCATTTTATTACCGCTTGCTAATTGTGCAAACTTTTCCATAACTGTATAATGCTGAGTTGATCCATACGCATTACCATCAACAGTATTTGCGGCTACATCAGCGTGTGTACATAGAACACCATCAGCAACTGTTCCTGTGCCATCTCTTGGTGCGAAGAATAATTCTGTAGTTGTACTTGAAATAGTAACTGCTCCTCTAAAAGAGGATGCTGGATACATTACTGCATCTTTATCAGCGTCGTTTTGCCCGCTAGTTGCAAAGTATAAATAATTTTCTTGTCTCATTTTATATTAAGCTATAGATGCTACCGCAGTAATATCTGAATGAATAAAATCACTAGTTGAAGTGTCCGCGATTTTCACGTATTGTCCTGCTCGGTGTCCACCACTAAGAGCATTAGCAACTGCTTGAGCTGCTCTTTTGAATCCAACGCCATCAGCGTCAGTAACAGTTAATGTAACTAAAGTTTCCCCTAGTGTTCCATCAACTTTTTCAAAACTTAATTCCATACTTCCAGCACCTGCACAATTCATTCCTAAAAAGTTTGATGCTGGAGCACATAGTTTCTCGTCAGCGTCTTTTATAAAGACTGCGAGAACTTCACCACCGTAAGATGGTACTGCTGCTTGTACTGCCATTTTGTTTTTGTTTAATAATTAATAATTGTTTACGAATTCAGGTTTAAGGATTACGGGTTTTGGTTTGTGATTAATCTACTAATACAATATCACTTGATCTAATGACAAAATAAAGTTTATCTTGCCATTGTATTCCGTGACCAGCATGTTTGTCATAGTATACTACATCACCTTCAGCTACAGCTTCAACTAAATTACCAGCTGATATTACCTTAGCCTTTAAGTACCTATTGTCATCATCTAAATCCTCTGTCATTATAAGACCTGCAACCTTACGTTGCTCTTCTTTGATCTTGTCTACTACTAAATAATTATTGATTGCTTTCATCTGCTCTTGCATTTGAGATTACACAATCCGCTGACACTATAGTTGTAACCACACTCACAGCGTTTTTGAGTGCAGACTTTGTTACGAGAACTGGATCGATGATACCAGCACTAATCATGTTAACAACATCACCTGTTACAACATTAACACCAAAACCTTCAACCGATACAGTTTGAGGTTCTAGACCTGCATTTTGCATTATTGTTTTGAAAGGGGATTGTATAGCTTCAATAATAGCTTTTTCACCCACGTTAGTGGGTTCGATTTTTTGAGAAGCATTAAGAAGCGCAATACCTCCGCCCGGAACAATCCCTTCTTTAAGAGCAGCTTTAACAGCATATATCGCATCTTCAACACGATCCTTTTTCTCTTTAAGCTCAATCTTTGAATCTGCACCAACCTTGATAACTCCAACCGAACCAGAAAGCATAGATAACCTTTCTTGAAGCTTTTTCTTAATATACTGGTTCTTCTCATCTTTAATACTCTTTGAAACTTGTTTAACTCTCTCTTCTATAGCTTCAGTATCAGAATCAACCGTGAGGACTGTATATCTGTCATCTGTGGTCGCATATTCAGCTTCCCCTAGTGTTTCGACATCTATAAGGTCAAGATCGTCTCCTAGCTCCTCATTTACAACCGTAGCACCTGTTAATATAGCTAAGTCTTCACATGTATCTTTTTTAGTAGGACCAAAACCAGGTAGGTCAACAATATTTACTTTAATGTTGCCTTTCACCTTATTCATCAGTAGCGCCGATTTTACTTGCTGGCTTACTGCCGCTACAATAAGTAAAGATCGGTTATTTTTAATAACATACTCTAAGATGTTCTGGATCTTCCGTATGTTAGGTATCTCAGACATGCAAATTAACACTAGTGGCTGATCCAGCTCTACTTTTTGCTTATCTGTGTTTGTGATGAAGTGCGGTGATGTTACACCAGATTCAAACTGCACTCCGTCAACAACCTCTACGTATGTATCCTCGGTTGGTGACTCCTCCATTAAAACAACACCATCTTTACCAACTTTCTGGTAGGCTTCAGCTATAATACCACCTAACTCAGAATCGTTGTTACAAGAGATAGCAGCGACATTAGCTAGCTTCCCGTCCGCTACTTCGATCTTGACTTCATCTAAATATGTATTAATCTTCTTTAAACCTGAGTTAACACCATCTTTCAGAGCTCTAATAGTCTCATCCTTATGTTTAGAGATGCTACTTAGCAAAGCTTCAGCTAAAACGGTGGCAGTTGTAGTTCCGTCACCAGCCTCTTTTACGGTGTTTTTAGCAGCTTCCTTAATCATCGTCGCTCCGATGTTTTCAATTGGATCGAAAAGCACTACACTTTCCGCCACTGTCACACCATCTTTAGTAATTACTGGGTTTCCACGTGCATCTTCGTAAATCACACACTTACCAGACGCTCCAAGCGTCGATTTTACTGCTTTTGCAAGTTTATTTACACCACTTGCAATCTTTGATTTGGCATTATCGCCAAAACTCAACTCTTTTATGAGCTGAGAAGGGTTGTTGTACTCCATTTTATTAAATTAAATTAAAAAAAATAGAGGAGCTTGCGCTCCTCATGCATTAATCAAAAGTTTTCACCACTTTTGGTCCTTTTATAGCCTCTAGTTTCTTAGCAAAGTGATCAACGCTTCCGTCGATAGCCTTTTCAGCACCTTCTAACGTCTCTCTGCGAGTGACATCTTGCCACTGCTCGTCGTTATCAGGGTTAGAAACTTCAGTTTGGTAGTAGCCGTTAGGTAATTGGACTATTCTCCAGTTAGCCTTATCAGCTAGGTGTTCCCATTGTGTCTTAGTTTTTGGGTTAACTTGTTGTTGTCCACTTGTGGACCGGTAATAAAGGTACGTCATTGTTTTAGGTTTTAGGTTAATAAACGTATTATTGCAGTTTTATTACATGCAGGTACATTTCTTCTTGCCGTAAGCACATGTTGCACAGCCTTTCTTTTTAGCTGGCGAATTATTTTTCTTCTTCTCTTGCCTTGCAGCTTTCTTAGCTCTTGCTTTAGCACCAGCATAATTAAGTCTTTTCTCTAACTTACTAGTACCAGCTTGCGAAGCTATAGCTTTTTTCTTAGCTCTACGCTTATCTTGGCGTTTTATTTTACCAGTAGCTTCCATTTTAGTAGGTTTCACAGCAGCTTTCTCAGGAGCTTTTACGCTCACAGGTTTGCTAGCTACACCTGGTTTAGAAACTTTACTTGACGTCTGCTCTTTCTTAGTACCAAAACTTTTAGCTTTAGCTGTAGGTTGAGTTGTACCGTATTTCTTCTCATTATATCTTTCAGCAGCAGATTTAAAGGACTCGAAAGTTTTATACTTACTCTTGTCAGCATCTTTATAAGCTTCCTTATAAGACTTTTTCATCGGTGACTTACCATGGTTACCAGAGTAACCTTTCATTTTAAATGCCATGTCTATATATTAAGTGTTTGTTCCATTACCAAATCCGCCACGGTTACTTTTAACCGATACGAATGATCCTGTTGTATGGTCATAATCCTTGCCAGTTAGATCAACACCACGCTTCTTAGCAGCGCGACGCTTTCTCTGATTCTCAGCTCTCTTCTTCTTATAAGGTCCATTAGCGTAAGCCAAATCTCTTTCTGCTTTAGCCTTCGCGGCTTTAGGTGAAAGCTTTTGCTTTTTAAACGGACTATTCTTCTGTACATATGCCATACGTATATTATCACTTAATAACACATGATAATTAAAAGTGTGACAGTAGCCTATTACCCTTCCTTATTAACAGCCTATTGTCATATAAAAGTTATTACAAATATAGGGGTAGGGGGTAGCACCCTATACCACAAACTGGCGACAACTATTAAAAGTCAAATATTTTAGCCCAGCCCCCGCTTCGCTCACAAACTCTGGACGAATATTTTTAGATAATATATTTGAATTCTGAATAACTGTTCTAGTTCTGCTAGCTATTTTGACAAATTATTTTAGCATGCACAAATTGAGCACGACTATATTCAGATAATAAAATCGAATATTAATTATTAAACTAAACCAAATTATTATGGCTGACAAGGCAAACACTATGACTACCAAGCGATTCGTTATGCGTCAATCTTTAATCGGCAAGAAGGCGATCATCACATTCACTAACAAGAAGGGCAACTCGTTTACCTACGATCATGACAAGGTATACAATGCCAACAAAGAGAAACTCGAGGCGATGCCGTGTTGGAACAAGTATAAGAACTATACCAACACCAATAACCTACCAACATGGGCAAGAGAACATCAAGTGGAGTCTAAATAACTCCGCTTATGTTTAAGATCTTTGTAGGTGCAGTAATAATCCTCTGCTTGTTCATATGCATAATCATTGTACAAGATCAGTCGCTCAAATGAGCGGCTTTTCTTTTTTGTGTATAGCATCCCACTAACTGAGCAAATGGTATGTATAGCACCTCGCTTAGCCCGCGGGTTTTCACCGTCACAAACTGGGCACGAATATGGTGAGATAATAACTGTGAATTTAAAAACTGTATACTATGTACGACTACTTATTTATATCGCCATCGACTGGTAAAACAGTAGCAATATTCCGACTTGTTCGCTTCAAAGTGTGCTCATCACAAACTTAAAACGACACGAGTAAGATAATAAACATGTAATTAAATTAAACTAAACTAAACCATTTACACCATGAAGACAAAAAGATTTGTTCTAAGAAAGTCGCTTATCGGCAAAAAAGTAACTATCGAGTTCACTAACAAAAAAGGCGAGACTCGTAAGTACAACCACGACAAAGTATTCGAGGCAAATAAAGAACGTCTTGAAGCGATGCCTTGCTGGGAAAAGTACAAAAATTACACTAATACTAATAATCTCCCTACCTGGGCGAGAGAGTTTGAGGTTAAATAACCTCATTCTCTTTCCAAAAACAGTGACAATAGCCTGTTACTCCTTTTACTTAACAACCTAATGTCACACTTTTTCAAAGTGCTCCATTACTGATAATTGGTATGGCGCGCTAAGAGACGTGGATTTATACCTCTAACTTAAAATTATTTACTAAACAAAAATACCACTTTTACTATGACGTGTAAAGAAGATATTATAAAAGAAATACTTAGCAAGTATAAGTTACGGATTTCCTTTAACGACTATAACTATGTTGAAAATACAGAGTATAAATATGAGTATGGTTCTGAGCATAAATATATAGTATACGACTATGCCTATAATTTCTCTGAAATACAGGAAGAGTTAGACGATAAAGGTATAAACTACAAGAAATCGTACCCCACTGATTTTACACACGGATTTATTTTAATATAACTACTATGACAAAAGAAAGACCAGAACCAACGCTTCAGGAAGTTAAAGAAGCAATAGACCATGAGAAGATGCTAATTGTAACTAAGTTACTAAGAAATGTATATGGTCATCTTATAGATAATGAAGCGTTAGACTTCGAGAAGGTATTCGAGAGTATTACCGATGAAGTGCGACACTATTTACTATACGAGACTATGGATAAAGAGTAAAATATAATACCGGAAGTGTATTGGTTACCTAAATATAAATTATAGAGGTATACATGTTAATCAGAGAAATCGGTTGTCAACTCTACAGAGTATGCGACGACTAACGCTGCAGAAGAGCAGGGAATTAACATAGTGGTTCGATTCCACTGCTTCCACTAATTAATTAAATAAACACTATGAGAAGACTAGACGAAAGAAAAAAGATCGTATTCCGCTACAGAGGAACAGGTA